TGCAATGTTCTTATATTCATTCATCAACAACCTCTATTTTCTTGATATGATTATTTTCCACACTCTCTTCTCCTTTCACACTTTTTACATAGCCAAACCGACCATGTGAATAAAAATAGCTTATGCTGGCTTCCTGATCTGCTTTCCCATTATCAATATGGCTTTGGCAGCATTGCTCTGCTCGCTTTCTGGCGCCCTCTTCTCCAAATGCCTGTACATCCCAACCTTCTCCGCAAATATTGCAATGTATGTATTTTTTTACTTTTACTTGATGTCCCTCACGGAAATGTTTTTCTATTTCTGCTTTATTTGTGGAGTTCAGCATACAAATCGGGCAATAATAGTAGGTCATGCTTTTAGTTCGTTCAAACTTCATTTTTGCCTTCGTTTTTTCAACTCCCTTCCAAGTTCTTCTAAGCAAAAGCAGAATGCTTCACAACTCAACTTTCCTAAAGCAGAAACTGATTTTTGCAGTCCATCTTTAATTCTTTCAAGGCAACTCCCTAAATCTGTAAATGTAGTTGTTTCTGAATCCATATTTTTTTTCGATGGTTCTTCAAGCGATACCAGTTGCACAGCTTGTTGATACTGCTTTGGATTCATACCATAAAGTTTCTTGAATCGCTTCTTTTTCTGCCTTTTATTCATTTGACTGTCCCCACCACTCTCTACAAATTTCCCAAGTTTTGCCATCTTTTTTGCATAACAGTCTGATCATTTTACTTGAATTAACGAAAACTATAACTGTATTCGGAACATTTTCGCTTTTCATGAAATAATCCCTTGGGTTCATGCCGTGAATCTTCTTGAACTGTTTCTTTCTCTGCCGTTTATTCATCGTTTACACCTCCTTCCAGTGCTGCTCAAAATCTTCTACTGTGACCAGGAACAAAATGTGCCGTTTTTCACTAAAAATGGTAACTTCACCTGCTTTCTTGCGCTTAAACTGCCACTTTTGCTGTGGTAAGCAGCTTATCCAACATTGATCGCCAAATATATACTGGCGCCATCCTTTAGGCCTGCACCATCCTTCTTTATCCATTGGATTCTTCCTCAAAGGCTTCTTCCATGGCTGCCGCAAGCTCGTTCGCATCGTGAAGTGCTACTTCTGCTTCGCCAAACTTCTCTTCTTCCATTTTTTTACTAGCTGTTCTAACAAGAAAATCGTGAAGAA